AAAGAACATTTGTGCTGTGGGCGTGGTATCGCAGAGTTAAGCGCGGCGACTACGACGAGAAGAAGCCGCAAGAATGAAGCGACTCACCGCCAGTAGACTCGAAAAGCTAGAGTCTAAAGTTCAGCAAACCACATCAACCAAGCAGCATAAAACTGTTTTCGGCATTGTCTGCCCCATCAATGGACTACTCTATTCGCTAGAGCATGACGGCGCAGATTGGGTTAAGTCTGACAAAGTGCCGGATATTTACATCAGCAAGAAAATGGAAATGGCATTAACTGCCAAGACTCGCTTCGTTGTGCTGATTGGCGGGCGCGGTTCATCCAAGTCATTAACTGAGGTTGACATTGATCTAGTGTTAGCTAAAGACCTTGGATATAAAATCTACGAGCTTCGAGAGTTCCAAAACTCGCTAGAAGATTCTGTACATTCATTGCTTCAGTCGGAAGTTGAGCGGCTACAGTTAACCGGATTCACAAGCCAGAACAACGTTATTTTCCACGAAAACGGTGGTGAATTTAAGTTCAAAGGCTTGGCCCGCAATCCGTCAAGTATTAAATCAGCGGCAGGCTTTAACAAGTTTGTAGTTGAAGAAGCTGACAACCTATCTGAAGAATCAATCAAGCATCTGACGCCAACGGCGCGCAACAAAGCTAAAAAGGGGCTGCCTTCTCGCTTCCTCACTGAAACTGATGATGAAGAATTAGCAGACGCGCTAGAAAACGTTCAAATCGTTTTTATTGCTAACCCTAAGTCAAGTGCTGACGCATTCAGTAAACGCTTTATAGTGCCATTCCTAGAGAATTTAGAGCGCGACGGCTATCACCAAGACGAATTGCATACAGTTATCATGATCAACTATCAAGATAATCCTTGGTTTGCAGATTCCGGTCTTGAGTCAGAGCGCAAGTTCGATGAAGAAACTCTTCCTTACGCAAGTTATAAGCACATCTGGCTTGGTGGCTTTAATGACCACGTAGAAAACGCGCTAATTCCGGCTGAGTGGTTCAACGCTGCGCTTGATGCTCACTTAAAACTGAACGTTCCGAACTTCAAGCCGCAAGGAGCGATAATCGCATCGCATGACCCGTCAGACCAAGGCGACGACGCCAAGGGCTTTGCAATGCGCCAAGGCTCGGTCGTTACCATGGTCAAGGAAATTCTACATTGTGATGCTTACGACGGCGTCGCTGCTGCACTTGGCGAATCACACCTAGAGAATGCAGACTATTTTATATGGGACGGCGACGGATTAGGCGCAACGCTACGCAATCATATCACCAACCTGTCAGCAGGTAAGAAAACAGTGCTACAGATGTTCAGAGGAAGTGAGGGCGTAGATAACCCAGAATCTATATACTCATTCGACAATAAAGGCGTACCAATCCAGCAAGCCAAGAAAAATAAAGATGTATTTAAGAACAAGAGGGCGCAGTATTATTGGGTTATGCGTGATAGGTTTTACAACACTTATCGCGCTGTTGTGCGTGGTGAATACGTTGACCCAGACACAATGATAAGCCTCAGCACAGCAGGCATACCAAACATCGACAAGCTGCGATCAGAGATTTGCCGAGTGCCAATCAAAGACAATAACAATGGCTATATTCAGATTATGTCTAAGCTTGAAATGAAGTCTATTAAGATCCCTTCGCCAAATATGGCCGATAGTTTAATGATGAGTTTTGCTTATCAGTCAGTTATGGTGCAAAATAGAAGCAATAACTTTGTAATGCCAAGACCTATGGCGACGATGGGGCGCAGATGAAAAAGCAGCTTACTTACGACAAAATACAGCAAGCATTTAACCGAGATTTTAACTTTTCGAAAATCACACGCGAGCGAGCGGCGGCGGATTTGTCTTTTTTCTGGATAACGCATTGGGATGACGCGCTTCTTTCTGGCAGTCAGTTGCTGTACAAGGGTGAGTTTGATCTGCTAAGAAGGGCGATGAGGGACATTCTCAGCGATATGCGCTCGGCTCCGGTGCAGGCTGACTTTGAGCCAAAAGACGGCACGCCTGAAGAAGATGCGGAAATTCTCGACGGCATTTATCGAACATCCTGGCGATCAAACGCTAGCCAAGAATCATCAGACAACGCATCAATCGAGCAGGTTGTTTGCGGTCTAGGCGGTTGGCGCTTGCGCACTTGCTACGAGTCGGATTCTATGGGCGAGAATCATCAGATTATTGATCGTCAACCAATTCACGAATTTAACTCGACTGTATTCTTTGACGCCAATGCTAGGCTGATTGATAAAACCGATGCGCTTTGCTGCACCGTGCTTGTGCCACTGTCTAGTGATGGTTACGTGGAATACTACGAAGAGCTAACAGGCGAAGAGCTACCAAATCCAAAGCGCACGATTACCGACTTTGCATATCCTGAAAACGGCTGGTCATTCCCTTGGGCGCTTGCTGGCGGTTCTGTTGATGTTGTTTACATCGCTGAGCATTACCACCGCTACAAAGAAAAGTCTAAAATCTATTTCTTTCAAGACTTCCTTGGCAATGAGCAAGCATACCAGAAAGAGTATGGCGAAAAAGAAGCAGACTTGATCGCAGAGTTTGAAGCTAATGGCTATGTGAAAGTTAGCGAGAAGAAGGTTGAGCGATGGGTTGTTGATAAGTATATTCTCGACGGTCAATCAATCCTTTCTGGCCCTGAGCGCTTAGCTGGTGAATACATTCCTATCGTGCCGCAATTCGGTGAACGTGCGTACATTCAAGGCAATGAGCATTACGAAGGTATCGTGAAAGCTGCGAAAGACCCTCAATTACTGCGTGACTTCGGTATGTCTTACATGGCTGATATTGTGTCTCGCTCGCCTAGAACGCAGCCGATTTATCTGGCTGAACAAATCCAAGGCTTTGAGTTCATGTTTTCGGAAAATGGCTCTGATAGCATTTACCCTTACAAGTTACAAAACAGATTTGACGCTAACGGCAACGAGTTACCATTGGGGCCAGTCGGCATGACTCCAGAGCAGCCAATCCCACAAGGTTTGAGCTTGTTGCTTGATCATAGCCGGATGGCGGTTGATGACGTTGCAACGGCGGGAATACCTAACAACATTTCAGACCCAGATTTATCAGGCAAGGCACTCAATACATTAGTTGCTCAGTTTGACCAGCAGTCTTTGGTTTACCAAGACCATAGAAAGTTCTCAAATCGTGCTGATGCAATGATTTTTGCTTCAATGGCAAGAGAGATTTATGACGCGCCAAGAAACGTCACGATGACATTGCCGGATGGTACGCGCAAAGAACAGCCAATTATGCAGCCATCGTTAGACATTGAGACTGGCACAGTTAAAACGCTTAGAGACTTAACACGCGCACGCTTTGAGGTGTATGCTGATGTTGGCAAGGCTTACAGCACAAGCCGCGACGAAGCTCGCCAGAAGCTAGAAGAATTGCTTCCTAATGCTGCTGCGGTTGATCCGCAATTAGCAAAGGCAACGCTGCTGAAGATTTACCAGCTGCAAGATGGCGAAATGACTAAGGATTTACGCAAGTTTGCGCGCCAACAGTTAATCCTGATGGGCATCAGCGAGCCAGACACAGACGAAGAAAAACAATTCTTACAAGCTAGCCAAGAAGCGCAGCAAGGGCAGCAAGATCCAAACATGGCTCTAGCAATGGCCGAGCAGATGAAAGCTCAGAACGGCGCAATCAAGAATCAGATTGACCAGTTCAGAGCTGAGACTGATCGCATATCTGTCATGGCTGATGTTGAGAAAGCTGGCGCTGAGATTGACTACAAGAAGGTTCAAGCCAAGTCAATGGTTGTTAATGATGCAGTTAAGATAAGACAATCAATAGACCGAGGTCGGCAAACGCTACAGTAAATAAAGAAGCCCCGAAAGGGGCTTTTCTTTTATTATCTAATAACAATATCGCCAATGGTTATTTTAACTATTGACCCACATACGTGCTGAAAGACAATCTTTGCCTTTCCAGTGTCGTCAATTTCACTAAGCAATTCGTTAAGCTCAACATCTCTAGCGGCTTGCTTTATATCCTTGCCAATCCATTCACGAAGTTTTGTCTTTGCTGTTGGCTTCAGCAGGTATGTGCCGTAATGGTCTTTCATTCCAATTTCCTCAGTTAAAAAATCTAATAGTAATCAATATTTAATCGCTGTCAACTGACAAAGATTTGACGCCATTATTTTGACTATGCCAGTTTATTGACGCCAGTATTTTGACGGTGCATAATATAAGCACGTCAGATTGAACGGTAATTCAATCAGCCTACTAGCGGCCAGCTAGGTTTATCGAGCATAGCGAGTAAAACAATGCAAACACTTGAAGAACTAAAAGCCGAAAATGCTGCAAATGCAACTGAGCAACAACCTGTTGAAGCTGTCGAACAGCCGGAGATTGTTGAGCAGGAGCTAGAAGCGGCAGACCAAGACACTGATACCACGTTGAACTGAAGCACAAGTTAAAAGCTCGATTGTCTGAAAAAGACGACGAGTTAGCGCAAATCAAAGCAGAGTTAGCGCAGTTAAAAGCTGGTGGAGTTATGAACCAACAGCAGGTACAGCAGCAACCAGCCTTGAAAGTTCCTAAGCTGTCAGAGTATGACTATGACGAAGACAAGTATGCTGAGGCTATGGCTGATTATTCAGCGCAGTTAGTTGAAAGCAAGCTAAGTTCGTTCACTGCTCGCGGCAATCAGGAAGAGCAACAGCGCGTTGCGCAGAAACAACGTGAAAAGGCTTTGGACAGTCACTATGAACGTGCAGAGCAATTGATCAAGTCAACAGGCGGCAAGTTAACTGTTGAAACGTACCAAGCGGCTGAATTGAATTTTCGCCAGCAATTAAACCAAGTTACCGGTAACGGCGATGTGGTAGCTGATGAGATTATTGCGCGACTTGGTAACGGCTCAGCAAAGGTTATTGCGCATCTTGGCGTTAATAGCTCAGCAATGTCTGCACTGAAAGAGCGCTTAATGGATGACCCGACAGGCTTAAAAGCAGCAGTTTATTTGGGCCAGCTAGAAGCGAAATTCGAATCAGCGCAGACAGGTAAACTTAGTAAAGCTCCTGCGCCAGAAAGCTCAGTTAAGGCATCTGCTCCGGTTGGTACAGCGACAATGGAAAGCCTGAAAAAGGCTTACAAGTCAGCTAGAGAGCGCGGAGATACACAGAAAGCATTTGACCTAGCAAGACAGGCAAAGGCATCAGGTTACGACTCAAAACAATGGTAGGTGAATAATGGCAGCTTTAAATACTGGTAAAATCGCAGAAGTAATTTT